CGTCATATCCGAAATCTATCCCACCCTGTAGGAAATTGCTAAGAAATAGACCGTCGATCTGTGTTTGCAAACCGACCCTAATCTTGCGATCTTTGCAGGGTACTTGAAGACAATGAAGAAAGGATAAAGATGGAAGGCTCTTCAAATCCTGCTCCAGCAGGAGATCCCTCAGGTGAGGGTGAGTCATACACCTTTTCCTAGTACTTTCTAAATCTTGTGGTCTTAAGAAATCCTCATGGAATTCTTTAGAACTCACAGGGTCCAGAAAGGTATCTATTTGTTCTTCGATCTCGGATATCTCCCTTTTTTCCTTGCTGAGATATGGAATTGAGATGCACTCTTTCTGAGGTTTTATCCTCTGAAACAAATCGTGTAAGTAACAAAGTTTGGCTGTTCTCAAGGATCTCTTACTCTTGCGAGAAAGATCTCCCCAAGAGAAAGAAAGTCCACCATGTGAAATGGGGACATTCAAATCTCGAACAGTCCGACTAAGCTTTGCACGATTCACCGACTTAAAGAGATCTAAGACCTCTTGGGAAGGTGTTTCTGGCATCATTAATTCCAATTCTCGAATACACTCGCCAAGAATCTCGGTTCGTCTGTCTAAGACTCTCTGTTTCCCCGAACCTACGACAAGGCCATCAATTATCAATTGAGAATTAACGGTCCCATAACGTGGGTGAATATAGTTCTTCCCTAAGGAAAGATCAAGTCCAAATTCTCGAACTTTCTCTTTCCAGATAGGATAGACCTTTTCCGGGGCTCTCATCAGGATGTCGTCTCCATTAATTAAATATTTATCAGGAGACAATCCAGAAAATGAGGCAGTACAGTCATTTAACAAACACAGTAGCGGAAAAGAAAGTAATGAACCCATTAGCTGACCCGATTTTTGTAAAATTGGGTCAAGGGAGCCTTCTGGAGTAACCTCCTGGTACCTTTTGGGATAAACCAAAAGGTGAGGAGAAATTTCCTTTAAGGCCCAACGCTTAGTTGGTTCATGATCGATACTTTCTAAAATCCCTTCTAAAAGGGCTTTAGAGCCCTCAATAGAAAAGGAGTCCGTAGCCGCCGAGTAATCACCTGAAATCCAAACATCCCCTGAAGCTGATTTCTCATGAATCCGCGAAATTGCGGAATCAAGACGGTTAGTCCCATGGGTAAGACAGAACTGAGGTTCGTCTCCCAGGGCTTTCCACATCGCTCTTTGGAGAGGTTTGAGGCAAAAGGTATCTCCTATTCCTGCTGTTATCGTCCTTACCTTAAGTGGTTCCAAGATTGGTTCCACTCGAACAGGTAAAGACCCTACAGGAGGATAAGCCGGAAACTCAAGATTCTGAGTAACCGGTTTCGGAGTAGGAAGAGGAAAACCAGTAGCTTCATCAATACCAGACTGTTTCAAAAGATCAGTCAATTGGTCGAGATTACTACTGGTGTTCTTATCCAAAACCTTCTGCTTCCAGGTATGGCGAATGTTCTCATGGTAAGCTGTCCGGGCCTCAAAGATATCACATAGGACACTTAGATCGGTCAATCGTTCCCATTTCTCGGAACTTTTGTCCAATCGAAAATCCGGTTTCCTCTGGAAAAAATTAAATGTTTCAATCTTTCTCTGAACCTTATCAGGTAAAGAATGCTTCATAACAAGATTTTCCTTCCGAATCCAAGAAGGAGGCTCTCTCAATTGAAAGAGAGAACCAAACTCTACATGAATCGGAAAATGGAAACGTCTCCAGAAAGAGACATCATCAATGATAGGATTATTAAGTCTGTATGCATCAATGAGGGGTGAACCAAAAGGTAGATTAGACGTGGCGATGATAATCGGAGAACAGAACTTCTGTCCCTTTTCCGATAACTCCGCCATGGGTAAGACATAAGGACAACAGGAAACCAAGGTCTGAAATTCTTTAATATCAGAACCATCGGACGCCTGTCCCAAGTCATCAAAAATGACAATGGGTTGTCCACAATATCCATCCCAATGATCTACATGACAGGTTCTCTGGTAAACGAGTTGGGAATAGGTTCGGTTCGGAAAAAACTTATAGAATTGTGAAACTAATTCATTAATCCTAGAAGATTTTCCCATACCAGGTTGGCCAAAAAGGCCAATGACAAAAGGTTCCATGCGATCATCAGGATCCTCAGATAAGTCTGAAGTCCCATAACGATCATGGTAAACTAAGTCACCTTTTACCCCGCCCATGGCCCGGGAGAATGCGAATGTTGCTTTATTCGTGGGAAAATAACCCTTATGAGGGTTATAATACCGACGAACAAGTTTACCGAACGCTCGACCTCTTTCTCTTAACCGAGTTAAAGTCTCATGTTTGAGACCTCGGTGAGGAGAAGAGAGTTGATCGCGGTGCTTGATTAAAGCGTCTATCACAAATTCTTCCGGAACCTCTTGACAGAGAACCTTCGACTGCAAACAACTGAAAGTGAAACGGACGAAATCGTCGGGTTTCAACTTTTTCCTTACCTGGGAAAAAATTTCCGGGGGAAGGTAATTGAAACTTTCACCTTCTGGTAGTTCAGTCTGGTTCATGGATAAGCTTACTTGAGTGCAAAGGGAATTCTTGAGCAATTTTATCATTGACTTTTCATTACTACATCCCTCCATCTTTCGATAGATATGGATGAAGAGTTTGGACAAGAGATTTTTATTACTCTTAACCCAATGTTTTCCTCGAACACGTTGTTCAAAGGTCAACTTGTGTTTCAATCCAAACATTTTCAAAGTCAGGAAAATTGCCCAGGAAAATCGGAGAGAGTGTAGAATCAACCTCTCGTTACGGAAACGAAGAGGAAAGATTCCACAGATGGTGTCCAGTGGAATTCCGAAAGCGGAGCAGAAATCTAAAAGAGTAGGATACTTCTTTCGAATTGAAGAATCTTTCCCTCGAGATTTCCACTCCCTATAACGGGACTTCACTGTTTTGTTGGTGCTCTTTTTAATCTTCAGGTCGAGGCGTTTCTCATCGATAAGATAAGAAACTCCTTGAAAGGAAGTGAAGGGATTTCCCTTTCTTCCTCTCTCATCTAAAAGATGAAGAAGACTTAAAAGAGCAGGATCAAGGTCGTTCTCACCTAAGAAGAAACTTTTTAGAAAAAAGATGTCTTCAAAGGTTCGAACGCACGACAACTCAGTTGAACCAGCACATGGACGGTGTTCCGCCGTCCGACGGTTGGGCTTCTTATCCGGGAGCCCTTCCTGTGTTGGGTTTTGAGGAGTATGTCTTTGTCCGCCTACGGGGAACTAACCCGAAGGTAAGGATCTGAGACCGTATAACTCATAGCTGAGGTTATATCGATTTAACAATGGTGGGGGAACCCATTATTAAGTTATTCGATTAACTAATTCAACCATAACATTCACACGGTGTAATTCGATCCAAAATTACGCGGTCTGGCCAGCGGCCA